CCCATATTCAAAAAATCAGTTGAAAGTTGAGTGCGAAGAAAATTGTCCGGCCAGAAGAAAGGCAATGTCATCTCAACATCTTGAGGCAATTGTGGTTCAATAAAAGCAGTTCCAGGAAACTGAGAAAATGGAATCATTTGCTTCAACGTCCCATCAGCAACCAACATCGAAGGAGAGATGTTATGTAGTGGTCGCCAATTGGCCATAATTGATCCATAGTAAAAAGGACTAGCATTATACACTATTCGCAGATGCAAATTGCACTTGATGAAAGCCCAATTATTCACTTTATACTTAATGGTGGGAGTGTTGAAATACAACTGCCAAGGATTGATGTTCGACTTTGTGCCAACAGGATCTGACTCTGACCATGTGGTCGAGTAAATATTGACAGGTCGACTGAGAAAATCAGCTAAGGACACTGAATCCATGGCCATATTATCTGCAACCTCTTCTGGAGAATGGTCAATACTTGAAGAAGCATGTGGCTGAAGATCCATGAATGAAACAGTTTCATGTTCATTCATCTCACCGTCTTGAATTTGAGGAGAATACCACTCCTCTCTGTCACCCTTCTCTTGGGGGGTGAACGCCATGTGAGCACAACTCTGTGCTCTACGCGTCGCATTAGTAGTTCAAAGTTCGAACTCAGCCTGAGAACTATCTAGCTGAGTTAGGTTCTCCCCAATTTGGACCTGAGGTCCCACTGTGTGCAGCATTGTGCGCCTCGAGGATGCTCGACGCACAGGATCACGCACATAGGAGCCATTGCTTCGCTCTTTAAGCACGGTATAGCTAGACCGCTCATGGTACGTGAGGAAACACTTCTTACAAAAGAATGACGTATTAATTCCGTCTCCATCATATACCTGTGCATGTAACTTTTTGCCCTTACACGAATCGCATCGCAGTGGATATTCTGTTTCACAGTACATGCAACCAAGAAACCAACGGTCAAATTGACAAGCTTGAGCATTGCGACAATGTTTACATCTCTTGCAAACCACTGTCTCAACTTCCTCAAACTCACAGTCAATCTGACCACACTTGGGGCAGAACAAGTCATCTGCATCCCAAGGTCCACATTGAACAACGAGTTTTTCCTCCTCAACCAATTCCCCATGGTCAAGGTTACACTGGGAACAAGTGCAGAACATCCCACAGCAAGAGATGTCCCTACCTTCCATGATGCACAACTTGTCATCATACCACTTCAGCAGCTCCTCATAGGAAGGAAATGAGGACTGCACGACACAAAGGTTCAACTCTAATTGATCAATCACTCTGAAAGACCAAGCTCGAGCCTCTTCAAAGGCCTCTCGCCCATGAAAAAACATCTCTCGACATCTCGTACTTAATACTGCAACAGCCCAGTTCTCCTCGCTAATAGCAGCAGAAGGGATGTAATACATGAGCATCTTACTCAAAGAAGCCAATTCCAATGGTCCAACATATCTTCCAATGTCTTCATGCCAAGTGAAGGTTCTCTTGAGGAAAGATAGATCTTCAAAAGAAATAAAAGGAACTGATTCGGCTTGTTTGTCGGCCATCGTGTAAATCATTCCTTGAGTCGCCAAAAATTGTGAGATATACTTGTGATTGAATTCATCAAGCTTACTGGCCTGAACATTGTCATCACCATATACTAGCAATCTCACATCCTCCTTGAAATTCCTTCCTGTTCGAAGATTGATGTACGCCATTCGCATGAGCAAAGATCCAACAATACTATTCACAATCACTGTTAGAGGATGCCCAGATGGCTCAGCTCCACAAGTCATGACTATGTCACCATCAAAGTTCACAACAGGAAAAGCAATGTCATACATGATAGCATCCACTAGAACGAGTTGTTCACTAGAATATCCAGCTCTTGCACAAATTGCTCGCAACACCTGCCCAGCAGCAAGAATCAAGTCTGGTGTCATCATCTTGTCATATGCTTTGTAATCTCCGGCAATGAACTTCTCAGAATGGCTCTTAAGGTACATCGCAATGTCATGCCATTCTGGCCCCAAAGCATCCACTCCTACGCAGCATTCGAACAAAAGACGATTGTTCTGCAACAATGAATTAACTGTAAGAAGATACTTTCGCATCACCAGGGAAAAGGAAATTGGACTGCCAGTAAACACTCTCGTCTTCATTGCTTCTCTCTTGGCCTTCGTCACAGCTTCATCCTTTAAAGAGGCCATGAAGACTGGCATGCTCCGTGAACCACTTAACAAAGTCTTCTCCACTTCACGTACATCTTTCCAAATCTCCTCATCCAAAACAGCATGTCCATCTTCCAAAATTTGCAGGAACTTACTCTTCGAGCAATTGTAAGGAAATCCAGCAGAAGTCTTCCGTGGAATCTTGTCAACATACTTGAGACCATCCACACCATTTAAGGCCTGGTCATTAGTCAACACAAAAACTTTCTGAAAATCCTCATCTCGAAGAGAATTGACAGTTTCCTCAATGAACATTTCTGTAGCTTCATCCAACAGGGCATGATCCAATGTCAATTTCCGCGTGACCATTGGTTTCGCCTGATTAATCCAAACCTGACGATGACGCATCACAGGAGAAGCATGAGTATCCTGCATCCCCTCCTCCTCACACATCGGGAAAAGAATTGACCGATTCACTCGTGACTTTGCTGGAAATCGTCGTTGAGAAGATCCAAACACATAGAAGTGGCTATCCTCAATGCGACGCAAATT